GCGGTTGTAATCTTCTCGATTGTGTCACCGAGTCCTTTGCTTTTTTCCATATGATTTTATTTTTTCTTTTTACCTGCTACAGCCATTTTAGCAAATTGCTCTTTGCCGTATTTCTTACGACCGATATAAGCAGCAAGAGCATTCGCCCCTTCTTTACTTACGCCTTTTTTCTTATCTAGCTTTTTAGCTAGTTCTTTGAACTTGCTCATGGTTTTCTTTTTACAGAGTTTTTAATTGGGTTGTAAGTAAAATTATTTGGCGATAATCCTGTTGCTTTTGAGGCCCTATCTTTAGCCCTCTCGGCAGCCGTCATCATATTTCTTTTCATCCCTTTAGCTGTAAATGTCTTACCATCAGCTTTCAAGTCACCTCTTTTTTGTAAAATACCTATGGCCATACTCCTGCTACCAACTTGAGCAGCTAACCTTTCAATCAACTGACCTCTTCCCATAAACTTTTGAGTAGCCATACTATTAAACTTTTGTTACTCGTTTACCCATACCAACTCTTGACTTCTCTGCTTTCTTAGCCTTGAGCTTTGATGGTGATATCTCAGACTTTGTCTTGGGCGTCTGAGACGAAACCCTTTTAGTCGGCCTGCAATACTCATTCTTCCCGCCTGCACCACATGCCTTGCCTGTTCTTGTGTCTACCCACTTCTCACTCTGCCATCTTTTGAGTGACGTACCCTCAGAACCCTTTCTCACATTGCCACTCTCCTTACGACACTTGGCTATAGCCTGTGACGCCCTCGCTGAAGGAAACACATCGTATTGTGCTTTTACTTTTTTGTAGCAGGCGTCTTTCATTAATTTTTTTTGTATTCCCCTGCTGCCCACTTCTGAGCATTATCTTTATTTTTAAATTGATACACTTCACCTCTTGCTCTTGCAGTGTCAATAGCTTCTTTACCTTTCAACTCAATCCAATCTTTAGGATCATGAGATTTTGTACCTGCTCTATCTTTGGGGAAAACAGTAGGATAAGCTATAGCTCCATTTTCTGTAGTAGCCCATTCCATTCTATGGCTTGACCTAGTTCCATCAGCATTTTGACGATATTGTCCTTTTACGGAATCCCATCTTTTTGCTTTTTGACGAAGCTCGTTTTGTTGTTGTTGATTAGTTTTTTTAACCTTTATTTTTTCAGGCATAGTTTTAATATTTACCTCTTCTACTTTTTGGACTACTTGTTGTCGGGCCACCCGGTCCCTTCCAAAGATAACTGCACGCCCAATGTCTTGGTGTCAGCTTATCTGTGGCGGTATCGCAACCATGCCTTGCACGGAACGACTTACGAGCAGCAGCCGAATAATTGTTGCCGTAACCTTTGGCTCCGAAGTGGAGGAGCTTCTCAGTTCCCCCACTACAGGCCTTGACCATCATCTTCTTCCCTGCTTTATCAGAAGGGACAGGACGATTGCATTTCATTTTTGACTTGTCAGCCATATTAAATGCCGTTTAACTTTCTTTTGAAATCTCTGCTCTGATGACCGAACTGAGCAGGAGCCTTCTTTTCAGCAGGCTTCTTTTGCTCAGGTTCTCTTTGGTTTACCACCTTCAGTTGACCTTCAGCCGCAGGAGCTTCTTCTTTTTTCTTCTTTTTTAAAAGTCCCATTGTATTAGTATTTAGGTTTTACAGACTTGCCTTTAGCAGCAGCCATAACTTTTTTGGTAACACTAGCACCTTTTTTAGCCATGCCACCTTTTTCTTTGATGATACCTGCTGTCTTTGTACCACCACTAGTAGGTGATTTCATTCTTGAAGAGGCAGGCAAGTTTGGAACAGATTTACTTTTCATTGTTGTTTTTTTTGTTGTTTATAAAGTATTTCCAATGGAAGATTGCGGCCCATAAGAACAGCAATCCAAGACCAATATTAAGCAAAATATCTGAAAAAGTTGGAGTATATAGTGTGAGTATGTCAAAAAATGCACCCGCAGCCGTAGCGCATAATGCTATTTTTATCATCCAATGCTCCAATGGATTCAGGTTGTTTATCATCTCATTGTGCCTTCCAAAGACCCCAATGATAAACATCACCATGCTGAAAAGCATAATTAAATTAGCTATTAGGTTTATTGCTGTGGCCATTCTTGAATATTTTAAATGTAATCAACTCAACCCCCTTTAGTCCCAAAAAACCAAGGATAAAGGCTATCGAAAATTTATAGTTTGACTTATCTATGCTAAGTAAATCTGCTACGATAGGTGTAAGGTAATTTGCAGAAGCGACTCCTGCAATGATTGACGTCAGCGTCTGCTTCAAATTGTCGGCAGATGTCTTTCCTATAAGCAATAAACTGCCAAAAAAACCTGCAACGGCAAGGCCAATATTGATACCTAAGTCTTTCAGTATGTCTGACATTTTTTAGTTTTTATTTGCTACCCAATGTTTTTAATTTCTGTAAGGAAGATATTCCAAACGTAGTACCTTGTGTAGTTTTGCTTTTCTTTTGATTGGATGTCAGTTGAGCTATCTTTTTAATGACCTCATTTTTAAAAGCCATTTCGTCCATTGTAGGCGTAGTTTTCTCTTTAGATAATTCGGCCATATTGAGTAATTTTACAAAACAAAAATAATAAATTAAATTCAATGAAAAGAGATTACCTAAAGTATTGGAAAGTCATCCGTGAGTTTACCAAGAAGAAGTACAATATCTCTCAGGCGGACCTAGACATGCTCCTGTTCCTATACTCCGAAGAGTACTTCAGCCACGACGACTTCACAAGATTCAACAAGCTACTCACTTGGAACAAGAAGCGGTTCTACAACCTAATGAACGAAAAGTGGATTGAGAAGTTCAGAGAAAGGAACGGCAAAAAGAAAACGCTCTACACCATCACCTACAAGTGCAGGCGTGTTATTGGCGACCTGTATAAAAGGTTGGAGGGAGAAGAAATCCCTGAGACAGGAGAGAACAACCCTATGTTCCTCAAGGGAGGCAACCACAGGGACATGCTCTACAAGAACTATATCATAAAGATGAACGAGGCTACAAGACAACGACGATATGATGCTCTTGAATGATGGTATACTGCTCGTCGTTTATCATCATCGTAAAGCCATGCGCCTTATCGTAGTAGATGACATCGCCTTCGTGAATAACTAGCACATCAGTACCGGGGTTGACAACAACCCCCTTTTTGTATCTCAGTTGGTCGGCATCCTTGCCCGACAACAACAATCCTGAGGCCGTCTTTACCTCTTCGTCTATCGACTTGATGATGATGTTTTTTCCTATCGCTTTCATTGTATTCTGTATTTTTCGTATCTGTGATTGCAGTTCTCCCTGTGTGGGTATAGTTTTATTGAATGCGTGTTTATCTCCTCTATCGGTATTATGTACCAAGCATCCTCAGGTATCACATATGCCGCTATAAAGTCAATGTCGTTCTTACTGTACTTTATCTTGCCATTAGAACCCGCAGATACCATGCAGTTGTAGTAGTGGGTGTACTTACCCTTGTTCAGATACTGCGTCGACTTTATTTGAATACGCAACAGACAACCCTTGATGTCGATTATCATGTCGTACTTGGCTATGTCAAACAATGGCTTCGAGACAGGTATCCCCTGCTCTATACAGAGCAAGGCAAACTTAAGCTCGGCTATATTTCCGTTGTTAGTCAATCATAGGTTATCGGTAACCCATATGGGGTATGGAGCCCCCATGTTGTCACCAATAATATCAAAGTACAGATGCTCATAAGCCGACTCCTCATCCAATCCCTCTTTCATCAATAACTTGATACACTTGTCAATTGAATACACCAACCTCATACTCTCTTCGTCAATACCAATTATAGCCTCGTCGAATTTGTTTACCCTTATAATCTTCTCTTCAGGGAACTCGTCAATGATTTTCTTCAGCATATTGTCCTTGTCCCTCTTGACCGTCGTCATCTTGTGACATGACGGACACTCAACCCTGTCGACATACTTGATGTCAATCTTGCCGTCAGGCCACACGATTTGGTCGCTCTCTATGATGGCCACCCACTTGTGACCACATATCAAGCACTCAGCGTGCGGAACCACCTCATATACTACTCCTACTCTCATATGAACGAGCCATTGTGATTATTGCATTTGTGCTTAGTATCGTCACAGCCACACTCACCGCATTCTCTAATGCTGACCTCGTCACCTTCACAGGATCAATAACTCCCATCTCAATCAGATCACCCTTCAAACCCGTTTTCAAATTATAGCCCTCTCCGAGGCTCTCTGTGCCATCGTAGATGTTTTTGACATCTAACCCTGCATTTTCTAATATCTGCGCTCTAGGCGCCTGTAATGCAGCGTGGAGCATCTTTGATGCAACAACATCCTCGGTTGTCGGATTTGCTTTCAACATCAAGGCGTTCACCTCGGCAAGCGCCTTACCTGCACCGGGAAGTATCCCCTCCTCAAGCGCCGACCTTACCGCCATGACAGCATCCTCAACCCTGTCGTACAGCTCCTTCTGCTCAAGGTCAGTGTTGCCACCAACGTAAATCACGCCAATGCCACCCGAGAGTGAGGCGATACGCTCAAGCAAAAACTCTTTGTCAGCTTTCCTAGTGGCCTGTGCGTGGGCATCCCAAAGTTGTTTGATGCGTTCATTAATTTTATTCTCGCTACTACGTAGCGAGGATTTAAGAACTATGGTCTTCTCTCTGCTAACGATGACCTTGGCCGCATGGCCCAAGTCGCCGTAGTTAATCAAGCTCAAGTCATCACCCGTCTTGTCGCTGAAGTACTTGGCACCAACGCTCAGCGCAATGTCCTGCATCAGCTCGTGCTGCTTGTAGCCAAACGACGGTGGAGACACAGCCACCACCTTCAGGTTCCCCTTCACCACGTTAGCAGCCAACGTGTTTACCACGTTCGTGCCGCACGGCGAAATAATCAACAGCTTCTTCCCCTCGGTGATGATTGGTTTCAACACCATCTCAATCTGCAATATGTTCGCTATCTCAGTGTCAGCCACCAACACCATAACGTCCTCAAACACACACTCGTCCTTCTTGTGGTCGTTGATAAACAACGGACTCAAATACCCCCTGTCAAACTTCAACCCCTTGGTCGTCTCAGCATACGTCTCACTCGTCTGACTCTTCTCTACCGTCACAATACCACTGCGCCCCACGTCCTTGTACACCTCGCCGATTATCTTGCCTATCGACTTGTCATTGTTCGCACTAATCGTCGCAACGTCCACCAACATCTTGTTGGTCAACTTGCGGGCCCTGTCCTTTAGGTTGTCCACCACCATACCACTCATCTCCACCAACGACCTCAACACAGCCGTCCTGTTCATGCTCGGATCTATCAGCTCCATCCCACTCTTCACCAAAGCCTCCGTCAAAACAATCGCCGTAGTCGTACCATCACCCGCACTCGTCGCCGTCTTGTCTGCCGCCTCCTTCATCATCTTCACCGCCAAGTTCTCAATCGGGTCCAACAGGTCAATCGCCTTGGCCACCGTCACACCATCCTTGGTGACCGTGATTCCATGCGTGTGTTGGGGTGACTCAATCAGTACAGTGTTACCGTTAGGGCCCAAAGTGCTCTTCACAGCACGGGCCATCTTGTCTATGCCATCTGCCAAGCGCTTCTGCGCCTGCGTGGCAAACTCTAATTCCTTGGGAGCGTATTCCATTTGATTCGATTTTGTAAAACAAATTTAGCTATTGCGAACCATCCTGCAAAAAAAAATCTTCATCACCATCAATCCGCCTGTACCCCTGAGACCATAACAACAGCGTCAGCTCAACCGACAACCTCACCACCTCATCCTCCTCTGCCTCGGGCAGCAACAAATGCATCGCCTCGTGAACCAATATCTCCAAATGCTTCTTCCCACGCAACCTCTCATCCAACTCAATCAAGTTGTCGCCCATGTGGGCGTAACCCCACACTCTGTCCCTGCCCAACTTTTTGTAGACCACCTTGATACCCTTTTTAGCCATAAACCAAAGTTATGTCGAAAAAGCCGAATTTTCTTCTTTCCCTATCTCTCTCTCTCTCTCTATTATTATTATATTTTTTTTATGGCTAAAAAAAGGGGAGAAAATTGACATTTTCGACATTAATATTGATAATCAATTAGTTAGTGAAAAATAATCGACATAAAATCAGGTAATACTATGTCGATAATCGTCGTTAATTGCAAAAAAAAGCAGGACTTAGAAAAGTCCCGCCCAAATCAAACGAGGAAAACCACACAATTATAACACAAACTTTTTCAGGTCCTCTGCCCTGTTGATGCCCTGAGCAATCATATCAATCTTCTCTTGACGCTTCATTTCCTTCTTCAAGTCAGCCATTTGTCTGATACCCGTTTGGCCACATGGTCTGTTGTTAATCAACATGCCACCACTAACAGTCAAACCGTATCCTGTGTTCTTCTGCTGATAAATACTGTCAGCCCAATTTAATCTTGCCATAGTAAAATATTTTAGTTGGTCAAATATACAACTTTTTGAGATGTGGTCAGTGTTGGGGTAATATACCCGTTTTGCGATCCGGCACCCGAAACCGAAACCGAAAAAAAAATTAGGGGGTGGGGGATCATTTCGTGTGCGCGTTACCGATATTTTGGCGTTTTCGTGTACGGGTGTACGTTAGTACATCCGTTTCGCACATCCGTCCCCGTTAGTCCCACTTCGTCTACACGTCCCCGTTAGTCGGCCCGTTTCGTTTGTTCGTTCACGTTAGTATAACGGCTACGCATACACGAAAAAAACAAAAAACTAACAAACGTTAGTTAGTTTTCGGGTGGGGGCAACCCCTCAGCCCTCAAAAATACCCCCTTATTTTACGCCATCTAAATTTTTCGCCTATTTATTAAAATTCATCTAACAAAAACCGGATCTCTTTGAATGGTATCTAACAAAACAGTCATTTCATTGAATAAAAACGAATTTCTTAATAAGAAACAAAAAAAACACAAAAAAAATTTGTTGGCAACACAAATAAAACTATATTTGTGTATGGTTAGACAGTTGGCGGCCTAACCTATAACAAAACAAAACAAAAGGCGCGCCAACGCGCCGACAAAAAAAAAGTAAAATGAAAAAGACAACCGCAACCGCAACCGCAACCGCAAACGACAACCAAAAGTACTACGACGCGTTTATCAGTGAATTGAGCCCCACAATGAAAACGCTGTACACGCGCCCCGAATTTATGGACGGCGTAAAGTACGGGCACGTTGCGGGCCTGTTTGCTCAAATTGAAAATAATGAGGCAACTAAATTGCATATATCTCTAACAATAGGTGAATTAATCGACGCGGCGGTAACTTATTTTAAGTCGGCCGAATGCAGGGCAATTTATGAGCAATGCAAAGTAAGCTATCCAACTATTGAGGTATTTTTAGAAACGACCTTCAAAAAGTCAAAAAGTCAGTGTAACAAATTGAAAGGCGCGTATGCTGTAAAACAGCATAAGGATGAATTCATAAAGTATGCAAAAGAAAAAGGCCTTTCAGTTTCAGTTGAAAATCTTACAAAATACGCTAAACAGCAAACGGCCGAAAAAACTGATGAATTTGAGGACAATAACGGCATGACAATAATGAAGAAAAAAGGCGAAAAAAGCCCTACAATAACAATCGACGGCAAAACAATCAAACTAATTAACGGCGTTATTGAAAGCAAACTTTCAATTATGGAAATTGAGAATGTTTTAGCAATGTTTACTAAGGCGCTGAAAAACAAAAATAAATAAAACAGTCAACCGCAAAATTAACCACCGCTCCGGCGGTGGTAATTTTTTGCGCCGCACTATCATCACACATGGTGGGATGTGGTCGGATGTGGTCGGGTGCGGTCGGACACGCGGGCGCAGTAACAAACAAAATCAAACCCGAGGGGCGCGTCAACGCGCCTCTCACAAATCAAATCAAAATGAGAAGTTTATCTTTCTTCTTCGCTGTCATGAGCGTATTATACATGACGCTTTCATCCTACGCCATCGTGTCGTGGGATAACACGCCATTTCAACTCCTATTTCTTCAGATGACGTGGTCGGCGTCGGCTATGTTATTTGGAGTATCTGCTCACGCAGTTGGGTGGATAAGGGAAAAATACATGACTGCCATCTTCGTTGGTGGAGTCATGTGCTTCGCAATGTCAATAATTTACTCATTACATAACCTTTAATTTCAAATGCAAAACAACAGTTACCGCCTCTACTGCAAATTTGAGGGGCAAAGTCAATTCAAGCCACTTGACCTATCAAGAGGTCAGCAGGTTACAAACCTAATCTACGCAACCATATTCACAGATGCTGAGTTGGAGGCGGTGAAGCGGACTATTGAAATGAACAAGGAAACCAAATTTGAAATCAGAAAAATTAAGCCATGAGCAGAGACGAAAGGATTTCGCACAATTTAACCCTATTGCTAATTGCCGCCATCGCCATGATGGTCGCACTGTCATCGTGCGGATACACGAGGGCGTGTAAAAACGCCAAGTGGAGTCCCAACAATGCGTGCATGGGGCGAAAAAGCAACCTAATTGGATACTAACTAATATTTTATAATCGGGGGCGCGTCAGCGCGCCTCCACAAATCAAATCAAGATGAAAATTTACATAGCTATGCTGTCGGAGGACTGCAACCAAAATCAAGTCCCGCTATTTGCATATCAAAACAAAGATGAGGCGGTTGCCTTCGCAGAGTCGTGGAATAAGGACAAAAAAGAACAGGCGAAGAAAGACGCTGAGGAGAATGGGCAAACCTATGACGAGTGGGTGGGCGCATATCCCGACTATGTATACATTCAACAAGTTGAATTGCTATGACAACAAACTGTATAAAATGTGGCGGGGCTATGCCGTTGCTCCGCCTCACGAGGTACGGCTACAAGAACTGCGTGAACTGCTCAAATGTTCAGCGTGTCGGTGGCGTACCCATCACCAACCACAAGACCGGCAACACTATTCAAGTAGTGCCTCGGGATGTGGCTGACAATATCAACCGATTGTCCCAACGCAAAGGGTACGGCGTATGCAGCGGGATGAAACACAATTAAAACCAAATCAAAAATGGAATTAAAATTCAAGAACGGGTGGAATGTTTCACTCAAAGAATGCGACTCAACTATTGAGCTGAGGGCATTAAAAGACAACTGCGAGAAGGTGTTCTCTGTTGAGCTGACTCACGATGAGTTGGCGACAAAGCTATCCGAGATAAAGGGCTTAGGCGAATACGACTACATGAAGTTGAAGGTTGTCTTTTATGAAGGCGACAGCTTCTATGGGTGGCGTGAAGTCGGTCATGAATACTTTGATAATGAACCGAGTGAAGAAGAATTGTGGGATATGACAAAAGAATTTGATGCCGACATGGCTGAAGTTTATGACCAACACTTGAAATACCTAAAAACAATCGATTAAAACCATGCAGGAATCATATCAACTCGCAATCAACATCGTCAGGGATTGGACGGACAAACAGGTGTGTGAATACCTAAACTTGAACTACTATGACTATGACGATGAGGACATGTACGATTTAAGGTATCATGCCACCATCCAAAAGGCAGAGCAACTTTTGGAACAAAATATAGTAGCGTAGAACAAAATAATTGCCAAATAAATTTGGAAGTTACCTTAATATGTGCTATATTTGTGCATCATTAGTAATTAACCACACAACAATTATTCATTAACCGATTGGGGCGCGTCAACGCGCCTCACTCACAAATCAAACAGTTATGAACTACTCTGAAAGTTTCAGGGCTTTCCTCTACGAGAAGCGAGAGGAGAGCAAGATTGCAAGCCTACTGCATGAATGCGTATGGCTCAAGCGTGCCTGCCACAATGCCTACAAGTTGGCGGTGACTGACAAGGAGATTGACTACCTCACTTTCCGCCCCGATGGTACAATCTCATTCTTACCCGCAGGGAAGGAACACAAGGTCAATGACCAAGGCGATTGGTCAAGAGAAGGTCGCCAAAATGGTCGCCCATCTCGTGTCATCCGCAAAATTCTCACCCCCAAGGCGCAGAAGCGGTTCAAGGACACTGACTATGAGGTGTTCGCTCGCTTCTACCAAGCAAAGTGTGAGGCTGAGGCGAAGGTATTTACCATCAAGCCGAACGCGTCCATCCCCGACGTGTACTGCGAGAAAAGAGAGGAAGGTGGCGCCTCCCTCAACAACTCATGTATGAATGGGGATAGGGACTACTTGACATTCTACCACCTATTTGATGTTGACATCCTATGTATGTACAACAACGAGGGACTACTGTCGGGCAGGGCTTTGCTGTGGCGACTGCCTGAGGGCAAGACGTTTATGGATAGGGTGTATGTGGCTCGGGAGCATTACTATGAGATGTTTATTGACTATGCTCGGGACCAAGAGAATTGGTTTTGGAAGAAGAACTACAAGTCCTACGACGACAAGTCTACCTTCATGAACAACGAGGGCGAGTTCAGTAATAGGTTCTGTGTGTTCACCAAGGGTATGAGAGACGCTGAGTGGGACTACTATCCGTACATAGACACGTTCTCATACGGCGACCACAACTCCCTCAACAACTACGGCGGGGGGGACTATACCTATAACGATACAGGCGGTGGCAGAGAGGGCGACACGAGATGGATAGAGTGCTGTGTGTGTGGGCGTGAGTATCCCGAGGATGAAGTGTACTATGTCGACAGAGGTCAGTATCGGGGCGATTATGTGTGCGACAATCACGCTATACATGTGGGTGGGAATGTGTGGACCACTCATGACGAGGATGTAGACATCGTGCAGGTCAACGGGGATTGGTATGAGAAGGACGATGACGACAGCATCTGCTACCTTGAGGATGATGACGAGTGGGTACTTGCCGATGAAGCTCGCTACTGCGAGAGGGACGAGAAGTATTACAGAGCAGAGGATTGCGTAGAGGACTACGAGGGCAATTGGATACTAAAGACAGAGGCGTATGAAGTAAATGGGGACTATTATCATGAATCAATCGTAAATAAAGTAGCATAACTATGGAACGACTAAAAGAGGTACTCTCTATACAATCAGAGAGTTACAACCAATGGAGAATGTTTGCGTACATCGTAAGGCGTGTCAAGGCGATACCAAACACAACACTATACACGCATAACGGCAATGTCTATGTGACCAAAGGTGATGCCATAACTTATCCTTGTATGGTGTCACACATGGACACGGTTCACGACATAGTAGAGGACCTCTATCCGATAGAGATGTGGGGTAGGATAACAGGTTTCAATCGGTGTACAATGGAGCAGACAGGTATCGGTGGCGACGACAAGGTCGGTGTGTTCATCACCCTTGAGATGTTGGAGCGGTTTGACGTGATGAAGGCGGCGTTCTTTCGTGACGAGGAGGTGGGTTGCAACGGCTCCTATGTAGCTGACATGACCTTCTTTGAGGATTGCAGGTTTGTGTTGCAGTGTGACCGCAAGGGCAACGATGACTTTGTGACTGTTGCCAGCGGTGTCGACCTAAGCTCATGTGACTTTCAAGAGGCGGTACAGCCAATCATCAGCAGGCATGGGTACAAGTTTGCCTCGGGGATGATGACCGATGTTATGGCGCTGAAGCAGAATGGTATCAAGTGTGCGGTGGCAAACATGTCATGTGGCTACTACCGACCGCATATGCACGACGAGTATGTCGACATCGGTGACGTTGAGAACTGCATGCAGATGTGCATGACTAT